AAGAAACTTGCGGATAAAGAAGCGGCAGAACTCGAACTGACGGCGCAACTCAACGAAGTAAAGACGAAAGCGACGCAAGAAAGAGTACGCAACGCATTTGTACGAGCGGCAACAGCGAACGAAATCACTTACGTAGATGCAGCGCTTAAACTCGCTGATTTATCGGCTATCGAGATTGCGGAAGACGGCTCACCTATCGGCGTTGACGAAATCGTAAAGGCGCTGGTCACGGATAATCCGTTTCTGGTCGCGAAGAAACAACAGAAGGAAATCGGCGAATCGTCAAACGGCGGTAAGCAGGATAACGAAAAGACTTCGGAACAATTGCTCGAAGAAGCGGCGGACAAGGCGAAGAAAAGCGGACGTATTGAGGATCGCGTTGCCTTCGACAAGTTGAAACGCCAGTTAGGTTAACACACCACCAAAACTATAAAACTCAAAGGGGATAATAAAAAATGACACAAATTTCACAGAATCTAATCGTTGGTAAAAGAGAAGACGTTACAGAAAACATGCTACTACTTAGCCCATCTGAAACGCCTATGGTTGACCTACTAGGATACGGCGAAGCGGTAACGCAAGTAGAGCCGACATGGTTCGAAGATGAAGCTTACTCGGATAAAACGAAAGCAACAGGATCGGCGCTTGCAGGCGGAACTACTCTCGCAGTAGCAGACGGCAAAATATTCGAAGCAAATTACGTTGTTAAAGTTAACGACGAACTATTGCTCGTTACAGCAGTCGCAGGCAACGACCTTACGGTATCACGCGGATACGCAGGAACTACGGCAGCAGCGGTAGCAGAAGGCGACGAAGTAGTATTCCAATTCGTAGAAGGGAAAGAAGGCGCGGACGCTCGTCCAGCACGTTTCAAAGCGCGTACTCGTCACACGAACTTCACGCAAATCTTCGACGGAACGATTTCAATCTCGGGCACAGCGGCAGCAACGTCACAGCACGGAATCGACGATTTGTATGCGTACGAGAAAGCGAAGAAAGAGAAAGAACTCGCGCTACAACTTGAAAAAGCGGTAATCAACGGAGTTAAATACGAAGCGGCTAACGGACTTGTTCGTCAAATGGGCGGTATTAAACACTTCGTACAGACTAACGTATTTGCTAAAGCGGGCGCAGCAATTGACGGTGATACTCTTAACGACGCGTTCCAAGCAATCGCAGAGAAAACGGGTCAAAACGTAGGGGCGGGTTACAAAATCATCGTATCTCCGAAACAGAAACGTGCTATCTCGAAAATGGACGTTGATAAAATCAGTCTTGATCGCAAAGATAACGGTCGTGGACAAGTTGTCGACTACTTCATCGGAGACTTCGGCGAAGCAGAAATCGTTGTTAACCCGAATCTATCGGCTGACGAAATCTTCCTTGTCGATTCTAACCGCATCAAGATTCGCCCACTACAAGGACGTACGTTCACTCACGAATTCCTTGGTAAAACTGGCGACTACTTCACGGGTATGATCGTAGGCGAATACACAATCGAATTGCACGAAGAAAAAGCACACGCACGCATCAAAGGCCTGAAGAAGTAACCGGAATCAAACAGCGAGGAGGTGACGCAGCTTGGCGCAATACAAATCGAACTTTAAAGAACTCGGCTTCTACGTCGACGGCGAACTGAAACGCTTTAATCAAGGCGCTTACAATACCGACGACAAAGCCGAGATTGCGGTACTTGATACGTTATCAGACGCAACAAAGACGGAGGAAGCAAAGCCGGCGGAGAAACCGAAGCCAGCCGCTAAAGCGAAGCCCTCCGGTAAATAAAACGGAGGTGCTATAAATGTGGAATCTCGACGAAGCAACGGATTATATCCGGCTTAACACGCTTGACAACGAAGACTTTATCGATGGCGAGGACGAGCGCAAGACGGCGCTATTAAACGTAGCAAGCCGAACACTGACACGAAAATACAGCGGATATACCATACCGGACGAAGCCGTTTACCTTTTCAGCGCAGTGCTCGCAGCAGCGTATAACGACACGAACAAACTGGCGCAACAAGGCGTCGCATCGTTCAGTGTGCGTGGGATTGCGTTCTCGTTTAAAGACTGGTCGAAAAAAGGACTCGAAGCTTTAATCCCGGAAGAAGTCGCTGACATGATCGGCGCTCCAAGCGGTCGAGTCGTGAAATGGACGGTGATGTAACTTTGGCGCTAATTCCGTTAAAGCAATCGGTATTAATCCATAAACCTGCGATTGTAGACGATTGGGGCGAAGTTACATCGCTTCCCCCGATATCGTTGAAATGTCGCGCGGACGAAAAGACGGAAGTCGTTAAGAATCCGCAAGGCACCGAAGTCGTAAGCGGCGTGCAGTTTCTATTCGATAAATTACCGGCTATAACGTATGACGACGTAATCGAATATAAAAACGAATTAGACGTGACGGTCAAACGTAAGCCGATAAAAATCGAACCTATCCGCATGATAAACGGAAAGCCTACGCTAACGGCGGTGTATTTATAATGGCGGCAGACTTCCGAATTGATATGCGACAGTTTGACGCGGCGATGCATCGGTCGCCAGCGGCGGTTAACGCAGGCGCACGGATAGCACTCGGCGACATTAAGAACGACTGGGTGGCGAAGGCGCGCGATATTGCGCCGTTGGATACGTCGAATTTGCGCAGGCAGATTACGGCAGCGGTCTTTGATCCGGGCGCAAGCGGCTATATCGAAATCGAAGGTAACGCTACGCAAGGCGGCGGCGGCGGTGGCGGGCGGTTTAACTACGGCTACTGGATACACGAACAGAACGCCGGAGGTTATTCGCTAAGGACGCCCGGCACCGAAAAGAAGTTCCTCGACAAGTCGGCGGAAGCACAAATCGGCGACTGGGCGAAATGGCTCGAAGAGGAAGTTAAGTCGGAACTACGGAAAGCGGGGTGGTAGTGTGGCGGATATTGTAACGGAGATTGAAAGCCTGCGCGATTTCGTCGTCGACCCGACGCTATATTCGCGAATTTGGATGCAGACGATGCCTGCGAAATATACGGCGGGCGAGTTATCTATCCGATTCATAGGCGGCAATACAGCGAGTGAAACCGGCTACCACTTCCGACTTGATCGCGAATATCAATTCGTATACTTCGGAACGTCGGAACTCGATTGTATCCGCAAGGCGACGGCGTTACAGCGTAAATTAAATAGTAAACACGCTATCCAACTGAAAGGCTCCGAACGGTATATCCGCGTCGGGCCTTTTTCGTTGTCGCAACCGTTCAAAACGGAAGGCGGCGAAGTGTTTGCGATTATCGGAATGCTACAGGCGGAAGTGCGCGAGGCAAGGGAATTCGAACAGCCGTCGAAAATGACGGAAATAGAAACATCGATAACTAAGGATTAACGAAAGGAAGGCGAAATGAATGTCGTTTACACAATGGGACCCGGCGGCTGAACCGAATCGGCCGGGGCTATACACGAATTTCGAAAAGGCGGCTATTGCGCAGATTACCGGAGGTACACGCGGTACAGTCGCAATCCCGCTCAAAACATACACGGGACAGGCGGTAGCTAAGTCGTTTTACACGATTGAACGCGAAGGCGACGCGCTTATTTTATTCGGTCAAGCGAATATGCAGTCGATTACGTTTGCGCTCGCAGGAGGCGCGAAAGAAGTCCTCGTTTATACAATGCCGGCGGCCCCGGAAGTAGCGGATTATATCGCGGCTCGGGAAGCGTTTGAAGCGCGCCAATTCAACGTATTTGTATATGACGGCGAAATCGCGGAGTCGGAACAGTCAGCAACTTTGACGTGGCTCAGCCGCAATCGCAACGAAAAGAAACACTTCTTCTTCGTAACAGGCGGCGACGCAGAGGACGACCAGACTTCGGCTACAGGCGACGCGCGGTCGGTATTACTATCGGACGACTACGTAGTCAACCTAATCTCCGGCACGGTCGTAGGCGACACGGAGTATTCAAGCGGACAGTACGCGGCTTACGTTGCGGGATTAGTCGCAGGCACTCCGATTAATAAGTCGATTACGTATACGCAAGTACGCGTTAACGACGTAACTAAGCGCCTACGTAATAGCGAAATCGAAGCGTCCCTCGAAGCAGGATCGTTAGTCCTCGTCCACGACGGCGAAAAGGTAAAAGTCGAGCAAGGACTTACGACTAGCGGCGATAAAATCCGCAAGGTTAGCGGACGTCAAGCGATTGCGACGGACATCGAAAAGACTGCTCGCGATAATTACATCGGCAAAATCGACAACAACGCGTCGGGACAAGCAACGCTAGTCAGCGCGATTAAGCTATATCTCGAAACGCTTGCCAACGAAAACGTGCTCGAAGACGAAGCCGTGCAAATCAGTACGGAGAAGGTAAGCGCCGGCGACAAAGTTTACGTTGACGTAGCATATACGGAACTCGACTCGATGGAACGTATTTTCATGACTATCCGCGCTTAACAGCGACATATGAACGAAAGGGTGACGTAAATGCTAGACGCTACTAGAACACTAAACGGCGCATTAGGTAAAGTACACCACGAAGGCGAGTGGATGACGAATGTGACCGGAATCGAACTCAACATCGATATTAACTACGAAGAAATAGCGCGGGCAGGTACGCGTGTACTCGGGCATAAGCCGACGACTATTACGATGTCCGGCACGATACAAAGTTACAAAGTTACGCGCAAATTCGTCGACGCGATTAGCCAAGTGCTTGACGACAAGAAAGGCGCATTCATCACGGAGTTGCTTACGGAGATTAACGATCCCGACAACCCCGAGATGAGCGGTTTCATCCGTGTTAAAGGCGTGCAATTTAACACAATTCCGCTACTCAGCTATGAGCACGGGTCAATCGTCGAAGAAGAATTGCAATTCGTATTTACCGGCTACGAACGCTTATAAGTACCAATCGGCGGCGCTACGACAGGTCGCCATTACTTACGAAAATAAACCCGTAAAGGCGGATGATTATAGATGGCTGAAATGAACGCATTGGACGCGCTATTAGGCGCAAATATCGAAGTAGAGGACACGGTTTACATTAAACGATTGAAAACGAACTTCCGCGTCAAAGCGCTAACTGGCGACCGCATTAATAAATTACGCGAGCAATGTACGTATTCCGAAGGTAAAGGCTCCGGGCGCAAGATGGTCGTTAACGAAGAAGAACTCGGCAGTCTTATGATTTCGGAATCTTGCGTTGAGCCGGACTTTAAAAATCCGAAACTACTCGAAAAGTATGGGGCACGTGACGCGGGAGATTGCGTACAGAAGGCGCTACTTGCCGGCGAAGTAGCCACGTTATCCCACGCAGTATTGGATGTGAGCGGATTCGATCGCGGCGAAGACGACGTAGAAGAAGTAAAAAACTAATAAAAGCCGGCGGAGAAGCTTCGATGTTGCATCGCCTTTTCCAACGGCACCACTTATTGCCCGACGAAGTATATGCAATGGAATGGCGAAAGCGGAAGTTCATATACGCGTCGGAGGAAATCGCACTCGACGAAGAAATCGCCGAAGCGAAACGGAATAAAAATAAATAAAGGGAGGACGTGGTTACCATCGCCATCGATTTAGTCGCCCGG